CAAAATTGTACGCGGGAGGTTCCGCAGTAAGCCGAAAGCCCAATTCTTCAAACCACTCGCGCATGCCAGCAACAAAACCCTCGAGATTTTCCTGTTCCATGAACACAACACAATCGTCACCGTTGTTAGCCAGTTTAATAGTAACACCTTTATGGCGAGCGTAACTAAAAACCATGGCGCACATGATGAGACAATTGCCCAGACCTGTGTTCATGTCACCGGAGAATCGGCGTCCCTCAACCTTGTACTTTAGCCGCCCGTCTGGGCAGAAACTTTTCCCACGATTGTCAATCTGCCAGGTTAAAAGTTTGGCTAAATGATCACTCTTGAAAATCCCATTGTATATGGAATGTTCCCAGCGTAGCCACGCTGGGGTAACATGAGCATCAAACGCTGTGGCATCGAGTCCTAGAGCGACAGGACTCTTAAAACTTTGCCATTTCTGGAGCAAGCAGCCGGCGACTCCCTCAAGGTTAAGCCCTTTGGTAATCACGGCACCATCCCCAAAAATTTTTGCCACACATCGATACAACTCATGCTCCAAGGGTTTTAAGTACCGGCCAATGGAAGCATTGTACCTTGGGTCTCGTGGTTGTATGCAGCGAGGAGCCTTCTTGAACTTGGCCTTCTCACGCTTAACAAACGAGTTTGACTCAGCATCTCGTCGCCTAACAGGGTTGGAATAAAGGGATAAAACAGCTCTCTCGTAAACCAACTTCTTCGGACCCTTATACATCTGTGAGAAATCCCACAGGGAAACCGGTGTGAAAGAAGGGAGAACTCGGAGTATTTCGTCTCTAAACCATGAACACCGTTTAACGACGATCGCATCATCCACGGACAAGGGAGGTTTGAGCTCCCCGTCCACCTTGCAGTAGTACATCCTCTCCAGGAGTGCACCAGCCATGGTGTTGATGTCCCCAGCAAAAGTACCGAGAGTCCGCGGGGGGGATAAACCGCAAAAATGAGTGGACTCTCGGACCCTGACTACAGCCTGGCGCCGGATAACCTTCAAGTCAGGATGCGTTGCACAAGAAGTGTACGAACGCGAAGGTATCCTTACCAAGCCCCCCTAAAATAGGGTCCGCCACTGGCCACGCTCATACGCAGATGAGCTAGCCAGCAACCGCTGCATCTCGATTTCATCGTCGGAAGGAATGGTGGCCAAGGCAACGGCGCGTGTGACAATAGCCAGACGCTGTCCCTCATGCACACCACGCTCTTCCAACAACTCACGGATCTCACAGCGGAGCATCTTGAGAGTGGCGGCAGTAGGCAACGGAGCACCATGACGTTCCTTGAGTATGAGAACCAACTCACGCACAAGTTGATCTCTCCCGAGGAAGTTAGGCCCCCGCCGCATTCTACCAGGCTTTTTGCCAGTACCGGCAACTCCATCATCCTCACGGAGCATGGAGTCAACATACGCGTCACGCTCACCACGCCAGAACCAATACCAACCGGCACGGATCGAACGGATGGTGCTAATCACAATCTTCCATAAAATGTACGTGAGGAAAATTAGAATAAAAGCGATGATGAGGAATCCAGGGACTTCC